TAAGTCCTGTAGTTGTAATTGTAGAAGAGCCAGTATCTATATTTCCAAATCCAGAAGTTATAGAACCAGAATTTAAAGCACCTGTTGTAACGATACTTGCACCACCGGCTACTGGACTTAGTACAGAAGCTATTGCTGTACCATTGATTGTTATAGCATCTGCTTCTAGTGTACCGTCTACATCAACGTCTCCGGAGATGTCTAACTCTGTAGCAATAACTTTATTATTAAAGGTTGCCGCTCCAGCAGCACTACCATCTATTGTTAAGAATGTTGTGTCAGCACCACCGTCTGTTCCTTTAAATATAATGTCACTATCATTAGCCTGTGCGTCTACGGTTATATTACCAGAAGATGTTGCAATAGTTACAGCAGCGTCACCAGTTCCTATATCATCAGCAGCAGTGGAAGAGGCTACATATGATTTTATCTGTGAAGCATTTATATACTTAGTAGCACCACCGTCATCTACTAACAGCTTGTCACTATCAGCAACAGTTATACTTGTTCCGTCTGTACCACTATCAATCTGTATAGCACCACCTGCAACTTTATCAGCTGTACTTATAGTGCTAAGTTTAGAATCTGCAATAGATCCTGCAAGCATTCCATTACTTACAGTTCCTGAATCTCCTGTACCTATTAAGTTTCCTGTTGCTGTAGGCAATGTCAACACTGCAGAACTACCGGCAGAGTGTGCAGGACTTTTTAATTGTACACCATGTGAATTGTTTTCACAGTTAAGTTGAATCGTACCCGGATTGTCATTACCCTTTACAGTTACATGACCTGTACCATTAGGAGCTAGTTCTATATCTGCGTTGGATGTACTAACAATATCGTTACCATTCATGTCAAGGTTACCACCTAATTGTGGTGTGCTATCTTCAGATACATTTGATATCGCACCAGATGTTGCAAGTCCGGATACTACAGCACTTCTTGTAATCTTCTTCAGACCACCACCGGATGTGTCTACAGCTAGGAATACGTCATCGTTAGCTACAGTAGATATTTCGGATAAGTCACCTACAGCTACAGGATTAAAGTTAGTTCCATCTGCAACAAGTATGTGCCCTGAAGTGTTTGTGCCCATAACAAGATCGTCACCAGTTATTGTAAGGTCTCCACTTACAACTACGTTACCTGCTACTGTTAGTGCACCATCAGCTAAAGTCATTAGATCCGTATCGTCTGTGTGCCCTATGGTTGTTCCGTTGATTAGTACGTTGTCAATATCCAACGATCCACCGGAGATAAGACCTGTAGTTGTAATAGTAGATGATCCTGTATCAATAGTTCCAAAACCTGAAGTAATAGAACCTGAGTTTAAAGCACCAGTCGTTACAATGCTAGAACTGCCGGCTATAGCACTATATATAGAACCAATGGCTGTACCATTAATTGTTATAGCATCAGCTTCTAATGTCCCATCTATGTCAGCATTACCTGATATATCTAGTGTTGCTGCATCTAATTCACCGGATAGGGTAATATTAGTAGCACCAGTAATAGCACCGTTTAGAGCAACCGCACCGTTGATGTCCACAGTAGTTGCTGCTATTTGTATTTCAGTGTCTGCTACTAAATCAAGCTGTCCGTCAGCTGAAGAGTAGATGTACAATCCAGTATCTCTAAACTGTAACTTCTCAGTTGTCTCTATTAGTAAGTCATCTGATATCTTAAAATAATCTTCATCTTCCATCCATGTGATAACGCCATCGTTGGTCTCCCCATCGAATGTCATTACGATATCAGTACCTGCTGTTCCTACTCCAAACGTAGGTTGAAGAAAAGCAGATGCTACCTGATTAAATTCATTATTTAAATCAGAAGCCTCAATAACTCCTCCGTCAACAATTCCTGATGAACTTTGTCTTGTATAAGTTGCCATCTTATGCCCTTCCTCCCGGTGTAAATTCTAATTGAAATCCTTTTAATGAAAAAGGAATGTTATTGCTCGTGTCTGTAATCTTAACAGCTACAGCAAACCCCGAGCCCTCTACTGTCTGTCTTGTTATTGGTAAGTCACCTTGTCCAAACGCTGCTGTTCCAAATAAACCTACCCCAAATATAGCACCACTTCCTGATGTAGATAGAGAGAATACATTTGGTTGTGGTGTGTTAACGTCAGCGTAGTTATATATAACAAACAAACTAGCACTAACTGCACCTTCTGGTTTCCAGTTTAAGTTTACTCTCTGCATTGTTTTTCTAATGCCCGGATCTCCCATTGTTATATCTGGAGAACGGTAGGTAGCATCTATGTTCGCTGTAGTTGCACCCCTAGTAAAAACATTACCAGAATCCTGTTTGTAGACGTACCCATCGTACCCTCCGCTGATAGTAGTCTCCACGTTGCTAATCAATTCAGAATCACAGCACGCCACTTTCATACCTTTAATATCTGAATACTCATAGCCCATTTGATTTGTATTCGGGTTGGTTTTAATCACAGCAATCAGCCCTTTCTGACTTGATTCTAATCCACCTGTTTCTGGGTAGAACAATCTATACTGTGATTTATTTCTAATTATCGTTGCTGTCACGTTGTCGTAACCTATTTCATTAATCCTATCTTGCACTTGTTTAGAAACAGTACCTAGTTCCACGTCACCAATTCTGGCTGTACCAGCAATTGTACGAATACCGTCAGCTGCTAGGAAAATAATATCACCACCTATTTCCTGTATGGAATGATGTGCAAGTGTACCAACATTCTTCGCCACCTCGGCAAGTGCAAAGTCAGAAGAACTCTTCCCTGCAAGTTTATATATACTAGATTCCCCAAAGATAAATAACTCATCACGGAAAACTTTCATACCTGTAACTTCCACACCGATACTAAAAGAACCTGCACCAGAACCTGATGTGAAGTTATCTTCTTGGAATGGTACGCTAAATATTATCTCAGCTTTGCTGTCGCTCATGCCTGCGTAGAACATATGGTTAGCAAATGATTTTACAAACTTAGGATTAGTAGGAGCTGTCCCACCACCTGTAGCATTTATTATATCTTCTGTATAGCTAGTATTAAGTGTAAAAGCACCTGCAGACCCTGTTGCTATTATTATCTTATCCCCTGAACCATAGTTAAACTTATCAAAATCGTAAGTGTATTCAGTTCCTTTACCAGTAGCTCTACTAGTCCAACTACCACTTGTAGTTCCTGTATAGACAGTGCCACCTCTTCCTGCTATTACTAAATCATTAAATATAGCAGTTACCATTATTCTTTCTGATGCAGACGATACCTGTGGTACTATATTAGAATTGAACAATGTCGTACCGTTTAGTCTCCTATACCCACCTGTTATGTCCGGCTCGAAGTTTACAAGTTGCAAAGCCTCTCCGGGATGCATAGCAAACACATCTTTGTTCAGAGTTAAGCCTCCTCCTAAACTAGCCTTGAATGGTGATATAATCGAGGTATCAGGCATTTACATGTATCCTTGTATCTGTCATATATGCTTTAGTGTTTATATATTCTGATCTCATCAACTGCAGTTGGTACTGATATTCAGCAAGAGCCATCTGTGCAGCTTGAGCATCTGATCTTAGTATGTGTGCGTAGTATTTAGCTCTGGTTATTATTACATCTTTAAACCTATCGTCTAAATCCATCGTGTCACCGTGGGCAGATAAGTCTGTGTGTACTTTCCAATATTCATACTGGATGCTGTAATCACTCTTATCAGGCACAGGAGACAATCCAAACTGTTTATCCTGTGTGGGGTATACATGTGTAGGTTTCCCTTGAGAGGATTCGTTGTTTGTCAGATCTCTTGTTAAGAACCTTTTGTTCCAATCATCGTAGGTCATATACGTCAATCTAGATACAGGAATGTTTTCTGATATCCTAACATAGTCCACATCTAAATTAGTAGAGTCATCGTTGTCTAGTGTTATAAAAGTAGTAGAAGCAGATGCTGTAAACACAGAGCTTAGAACTTCTCCTTCACCAAAGTTTGTTACAGTTATTGTTTCACTCAGGTTAGTTGTATCTGCAGCTGAAGTACCTACTTGTACTTTCAAACTTGATCCTCCTGAAGAGGAGTCAAACACTCTAACTTGTATCCTATATTCTTTATTCTTCACAGTAGATACAGATTGGTTTGCTGCTGCAGCATTCAGTCTTAATCTACCATTGCCTCCTGAGTTGTAAGCAGGAGTACCAGATGATGTTGACCAACTAGTGATTGCAGATGTAAACTCACCGTTAGTAATTAATTCTTTAGGAACTATGTTGAAAGAGTCATAGTCTATTTTTCTATACGCAGCATCGCCACTTAACGGATAGTCTGTACTAGGCAGAGGATAAGTACGCTGTCCTGCATATGTAATTTGTTCTGTTGATTTGTAAAGATCAGGTATTTCTGATATAGAGTTATACACCTCGTGCATAGCTTTTAATATAAACTTCTTAACGGCTGTTTGTATACCCCTACTAGTAGAAAACGTAGTAGAAGTAAGTTCAGCTTCGTTCATTTCGTTCAACACATTATTAACTAATGTTAAGTAGGTAGTTGCCATTAATTTATCCCCATTGTTTTCTTGCTACGCCTTGTGCAGTTTTAGATAGTTCTCCGTAGTGATACAATCTTACACTGCTTTTATTATGTGTCTTACCTGAGTGTAGTTGACCGTTTGGCATTTTATGCATGCCGCCCTTGTGAACCTTACCCTGTTTAGTATAATGATTTACGCCTTTCATCTAACAATTCCACTTTCGTAATGATTTATTAATTCTTGAATTAGGATCATTCTTCTTCTTAGACCCTGTTAATTTCTTCTTCATGCCTTTCATACGAGCACAAAAACTAGTTCTTCTTTTAGCCGACTTAGAATTTTTCTTTAATTTAGAAGGTTTTGTAGTCACGGCTGTCTTTAACTTAGATCCGGGGTTTGCCTTTCTGTAAGACTTCACACCTTTTTTGTTCAGTCCTCCCGCTGGGTCTTTCCCTTCTTTTCTTTGCCATGCTGGTGTTTTAGTCATAGTCTAAGTAGACTTCTTTTTTTTCTTCTTAGGAAAACCAGCCTGCATATTTGCGTATGCTTTAGGGCTGATAGTCGATTTCTTTTTACTTCTAGATATTCCCTTTTTCTTTCGTGCATTTATATTTGCGTATAGTCCTCTTTTAGCCATGTTAGTTATCCAGTTTTTTTAAGATTAAGTTTAGTGTTTGTTCAATTATCTTCATACGGTTTTCCAGATCTTTTACTTTATCTTCTTCAACCGTTTTAGGTCTTCGTATTTTTTGTGTAGATGTTAAATTTATTGTCGACATGTTTTTCCTTTGTTTAAATTGAGGGAGAAGAATAACCCCTCCCTCAAGATTACTTAGTGTTAACTCACAGTATCGTGCTGTGCATCAGTATTGTTGTCGTCTTCATCAACACCTGAAACGTCACACATTACAGCCCATACTCTAATCTTACCAGCGGATGAATCTGCACCACCAATAAGTATGTCTAGAGTGTCTGCAGATGCTGCTACGTGTCTAGCAGTCGCAGTCAATGTGCCATAACCTGTAGCATTAGTGTCACCGTCAACATATATATCAACGTCTCCACCTGTAATACCTAAGTCCATAGTAGCAGAACTAGAAAGTGCAGTTATCACTTCTATTCCAGCTTCCATAACTAAAGTCTCTGCAGGTATGTCTATTACTTGTAAGACATCTCCATTATCAGGCCCAGTATCGCTTCTAATTGCTGATAAGTCGATAGTATTCTCAACTAAGTAAGGTGTCCTCCCATTAGAAGGATGACCTGTTGTGCCACCGGCACCAGTTACATTAATTGTACCCATTTTTTATATCCTTTCTAATTAAGTGTTCAAGTCAACTACGCCAGTGAATACAGCTTTGTATCCATCACCGGAGCCTCTAAGAACTTTTCTGCCGAAGACATGTAAACCTCTTACGATGTCAGAAAAACTATCTGGATCTCTTATTACTTCTGTCTTAGCAATATGAGATGCAGTAGCTGTTGAAGACATATGTCCAAACAACACATCAGCTTCACCAGATGTTGATGAAGGGCCGAATGTATTTGCTGCTGCTGAACCTGTTGATCCAACGACCATAACATTAGTTTGATACAAGTCAAAACCGTGTATCTTTCTATCTGTTACTTTACCGTTGAACAGAGCAGATGGGCCTCCTGTTACAGATTGATCCATAATTTTTGAATCTGCTTGTCTTAGTATTTCAAAAAATTGTGGAGATGCAACCATCCATCTATTCTCAGCAGGAACATCATTGTCGTCTAATACTCTAGCTGCTGTACTAATGTAGTTTGCTATTTCGTTACCTGTATTACCAGATATAGCAGTACCTGCAACACCTAATGTTCCGTCTATAGTAGCGGCTCCATCATTCATTGCATTTAGTACGTTAAAGTCATAAGACTTCTTCAAAGCATACGCTCCTGAAGATGTTGCAAGTGCTTCAAAGTTTACGTGTGACTGTCTCTCTTCGATATCGTCCACTTTAAACGCAAAGTAGTTGCCTTGGTCAACAGTCAGTGTAATCTGATCGTCTGCAAGAGTCTGTGTATTCACAGTTTGTCCTCGTGCATAAGATGCAACAGTAACTGTTGGTTCTTTTAGTATATTTACAGTATCGCCAAAATTCTCGATTTCCCCAGTGTAGTCGGTGTTAGTAATTGCTTCTACAACCGATGCTCTACGGAAATATTTAAGAACCTTTTGACTGTAAATAGCTGGTGCCCAATTTCCAGAAGGTAAATTCTGGTAACCGGCTGCTTTTCCCATTGTAGCCATATTTAGTTTCCTTTATATTTATTCATTAATAACACGACCAGACTTCATAGCCTGATCAATTTCCGTTTCATACTTCTCAAACTCCCAAGGTCTAAGTTTCTGAATTTCAGACATCTTCCATACCTTTCCGTTTTTGCCAGTTGTGTTAATCTGCTTTGCAGTAGATTTGCTCACAGCTCTGGCAGCATCGTTAGATTTGTTAGAGGTCTGTTTCCTAGTTATACCAACGTCTGCTTTATATAAATCAACAGTCCTACTCGCCCAATTAGGATCGGTATTATTTTTCGTAATACCTTCAGAAATGCTTTTGGGCTGTTGCTCAAGCCAGTCTAAAAACTCTTGAGAAGTCTTTAGCTCATTAAAATCAGGATGGTCATTTAAAAGCTGTTTGTAAGCTGATTGAACCTTTAGTTTCTTTTCCTTATCAGTTAATCTGCCTATTTCAGCTTGGAGATCTTCCACTTGTTGAGAAGCCATCTTATGAGAGATAGTTTCTACAACTTGGTATACGTCTGGATATTGATCCTTAAATTGTTCTAGTTCTTCAGCAGTCTTTGGTGGAGCGTACTTAGGAGCTTGCTCTATAGTGCTCTTTTGAGCTTCTAAAGTTTCCTTTTCTTGCTTCCATTCAGATAGCTTCTGATCGTAGTACTTTTTAAGGTCATCGTATCTTTTCTTATACCTAACTTCAGTTTCAGGGTCTCCTTGAACCCCATCCGACTCTTGTTGAGCAGGCTTGGAAGAATCCATAAAACTTTCTACTTCAGGAGTGGCTTCCATCGTGGCCTCGATGTTAGTGTCCTCAGTTTCTTCAGTTGCGTCATCTTCAGTTAGTACTCTATCTTTTCCCTTGTACATATCTACACGAGGGTCGCTATCGAGTACCGTTGCTTTATTATGTGCGTTAGTCTTTCTTTGTTTTGCCATTGTCTTATTCTCCTTTATCAGTGCCTCTTAATTGAGGGTGGCTGTTTATGGTTGTAGAAATCCAGTGCCGGGGCAAACGGGTGGCTGGATGGTTTTTTAGTTTTTTTATCAACTAAAACTTTGTTTAGCTGCCTTAAAAGAAGACTTTACAGGAGCCTTCTCAAAAGGTGCTTTAATTTCTTGTTGAGGCTGTTGTTGTTGGCCTGATTCATAATCAGCCATTAACTTTTCTGTTAATTCTACGCCTCTATTGTTCATCTTCTCTAATCTTTTATATCCTATTTCTTGTGCAATAACGTCTGGTATAATTACTTCACCATTTGATATTAATATATCTTCTGCTTTTTCTGGACTTTTTGAAGTATCTAATGTTACTCCTTTTTGTTTTAAATTATCTATAGCATCCTGTATTACTTCTTTTATATACATTTTGCCATTTGATAACACAGCACCTTTACTTAATATAAAACCATCTG